GCAAACGGTGGCACGCGCTAAAGCTACGTCCAACCGCTCTTTCAGCAGTGTCAGTGACCTGCTAGGGCTGTGACGACGTGGTGAAGAGGACTGCCGAGTTAATACTCATCGTCCTCAGGCTCCGCATAAGCGGAGTCTGCGCGCTCTAGGACCCCCCGGCTGACGGCAGCCAGCAGGGCCCTAGACCTTTCCCGTGACGGACCGGTTTGAAGTTGCAATTGCAAGTTAAACCGGCTCGCGAGCCCAGAACCTGCACAGTTGAGCAGGAACTCCCGAGTGTTAAAACGCTCGGACACGGGAATGGCCGAGATCTCCCCGCGCTTTCGCAGGGGAGTTCTCAAAGCCGCAATCTTGTCGTCCACATTGGAGAGTGGGAGGTAGTAGCCCCTACGGGCTACTGACTCACCGACAAGGCGGTATTCGCCTTGGGTGATTTTGGCCAGATATGGCCTCACACCTATGGCAGCCAGGTCGTTATATAACGACGCTAGGCGCCGAGCCCAGGGGCGGACTTCATAGTTCCTCCTCTGGGAGTCTCCGTTCAGGACCTTCATAAATATGAAGGGCCGCGCCAGCCTTCTCACGACCTCATCGGTATCGATGAGTCCGTGGCGCTCCGCTAGGCGGGATTTGTCCCGCGTGCGGAGCTGACGCCACTCGTCGGGCGTACGCCCGGCGATCTCGGCCAGTCCGCTCTCGCCGATGACCTCGGTCGCGTTTGCGACCATCAGGTCTTTCAGGTCGATATCGACCTGGAGCTCGCGTAGATTAACTCCGCGGGCCTCGGCGTTGGAAGCGAACCGGCTCAAGACGCGACGGATTTTTCCGTCGCGGTCGTTGCCGTCAAGTATGGCGCGGATGGCACCAGCGTGTAGAGGGTCAAGGCCCTCGCACGCCAGCTCGTACATCTGTTCTGGGCGACCGGTAAAATTACCAATCCCGCCCAGTTCCTTTGGCCAGTACTGAAAACTCAGTCCGGCCTCAGGCAGGTACTTCGCCATCCTAATCTTGAACCGCCTCAGGGCGACCTCACGCATATCTGCGTAGGGCAGCCATGTAAGGCGGTTCCGGAGCTGAGCGAGTTTCCCGATTGCGGGGTTCCGCTCCTCGATGACCTCTGTCTCCTTTGCGCAAGGTGACAGCAGGCGGACCTTAATAGAGTCCACATGGACCGTGCTTTCATAAGCACGGGAGGGGAAAGGGGCGAACTCGCCTTTATAGGCGAAGTCGGTCCAGGGGAACTTCATAAGAAGCTCCTCACAGAACGTAGCTCCCCTGTAGGACAGAAAATTCTTGTCCCAGGAGACCTTCATCCCATTCTCCTCGTGGCACAGCGGAATCGACTCCACGTATTTACGTGGTCCGATGGCAATGTGGTCGTCCCCGGCCGCGGCGAAAATTCGCCACGGAGTCTCCCGATATTCGAGAGGCAGGCCGTTCTCGTAGTTCCCATCATCGTAAAAACGATGTAGGGCCTCGAGCTCGGCCACGAGATTGAAGAGCGTTAAAACGCCCTTAGTCCCGGGGTCGCCCATCAGCACGCCGCGAGTGCTCACTCCTTCCTGCCGACCGCTCCGGTGGTCGATAATTCGACGACCGGAGCACAGCAGCCCTATACTGCTGAGCAGGTAGGGGTCCGACGCATATGCGTCGATCCCCCTAAAGAACCCGGCTAGAATCGCCCGCGAAATGTCGTGGGGACAATAGTCGGTCGCGCTCTCCAGGTCTGACGTAAGCCAGACCAACTCACCCCCGGCATGGACGTATTCGTCCAGCTGGGGCCGCATGTTTGCCCTTTTACACCACTCGTACGCCTGTGCTCCGGCCGTAAGGCCGGACCCCGCCTCCGGTAACTCTGATAACAGACCTACCAGATGATGGCCAAACGGCTGTAAATACAGCGTTAGCCATGTCTCGGCGACCGTGATAACACGCGCCTTGACGCCAGGTTCTCCGATAACGGAGCGACGTACGAGCGGCTTCTCGAGGTGGTCCCTATACAGGAACTCCTCGTCGAGGCGGCCGCGTTCGCGGCCGACCTCGCAGGCCCATTGATGGACCTGGAAGCCTAGGGTGCCGTCGAGGCCGGAATACCGGCTCACGACGGTTGGCTGATCCTCCCTCGCGTCGTTAACGACCGCGAAGTGCGGACTGCTGAACATCGGATCGGCGCCTGGTATATCTACCAAGGTGCCAAAGCTGCCCTCTCCTCGCCGCTGCATACGCAGCGACGATCCCGCCGGACGGCAAACCGTCTGCCAGCGGGGGACCCCGACCCTCTCGTGCGTAGGCACACGCAAAAGCGTAATAGAGTCGGAATCAGCTGCTGCCGGCTCCTCTAACCAGCTGCGGAAGGATGAAAACACCTCCGTAGCTCGTCCGCCATTGCGGACGGAGGACTCGAAGCAACCGTTGTTTGTGAAGGAAAGGTGGGCGCCAGCCTCGAAATCGGGCTTGCGCACCAGAATGGCGTTTATACGCCGTCCCACCTGTGTCGCTAAAGCTGACACCTTCGACAAACGGTCCATACGAAGCGCCGGGACAGACGTTAACGTCTGCAGGTGCTTCTCCAGGGCTTCCTGACGCAAACTCTCACCCGCGGCCGGGAGACCGCGCGTGGTCGTCAGGTGCATGACCCTGGTCCCCTCCTCCTTGTCGTAGACTCCGCGTTTAATAACGGGGAGTAGCCACGAAAGCCTCGAGCGCGACAAAAGCCGCGCCCGGAGTTCTCCGCTTTCGGAGAAGAGAGGGAACCCACGCGTGACCTTGGGACGGCCACGCGTGTCCAGCGCCTGGAGCGCCTGGGTTTTAACCCAGACGCACCAGGACTTCCAGGCCTTACCGGCCATGTCCGTGCCTCGTGTAAACGAGGCCTGGCTCCAGAAAGCTTTAAAAAGCTTTCGGACCACTGGATCACCGACACAAATGTCGGGTGATGATGTTATGAGGCAATCCTCAATTGACATCCACGCCAGACGGGCTCGCGCGAACCGATAGCCGTCTTCGGCTAAACGGTCGATAACGCCCGGCTTAAGCCGGGTCGCGAAGAGCGGGAGCGAACGGAGAATTTTCTTCCGTTCCTCCTCTCCCCCGCGTAGGCGATAGGCCGCGATTGCGCGTCCTCTCGCTGGAGCGGGGATCTTTTCCCCAAACGGGTTCGGAAAAGGGCAGTCGATTAACGCTGCACCATAGTCCCTCCCAAGGGGTCCACAGTCCCCAGGCTGATTGCAGCCTGTAGTCCTGCTAGAGCAGCCGAGCCCCCGGTCAGTACCGGGGACCGCAGCCACCCGTTCACCGGCTCGTATGCTCTTGGACTTACTGAT